ATCACGCTTGAGATGGCTGAGGAGAAAATTGCTGAAAGAATTGATGCTAATCTTTTAAATATTAATATTCAAGATATAACAGATATTCCACGTAAGACTTTTGAAAATAAAGTAACTAATCTGTCTAAGAAAACACAAGGAACTCTTATCATTAAAGAGTATCCTACTGCTTCTGCACATTCAGGACATTTTAAAGCATTGCTTAATGAGTTAGCATTGAAAAAATCATTCAAACCTGATATAATATTCATAGATTATCTTAACATTTGTGCTAGTTCACGATATCGTCAAAACTCCTCTGTCAATTCCTATTCGTTCATCAAGGCGATTGCGGAAGAACTTCGGGGGTTGGCTGTCGAAAGTAATTTACCGATTGTTAGTGCTACTCAAACTACTCGTTCTGGTTTCGGTTCTAGTGATGTTGATCTTACTGACACGTCAGAGTCTTTCGGACTCCCTGCTACTGCTGACCTTATGTTCGCTCTCATTTCTACTGAGGAGTTGGAATCCTTAAATCAGATAATGGTAAAGCAATTAAAGAATCGTTATAATGATCCTACGATTTTTAAGAGGTTTGTAGTTGGTATAGATAGAGCAAAGATGAGGTTGTATGATGTTGAACAAAAAGCACAAGAGGATATCCTTGACAGTGGACAAGAAGAGGAGTATAATCCTAATGAAGAAAAGAAACCAAAAAAATCCTTCGCAGAGTTTAAATTCTAATGACTTTAAGAACACACACAATAACGAAGAAAAACGATCAACATAACCAAGAGTGGAGTTGGGAAGAAACTCCTGAAGTTCTAGAAGCACTAGAACAATTACGTAAATCATCAGAAGAGGTTAAAAATGTCTCAATCTAAAAGTGTCGACCTGGATAAGTACCTTAATTTCGTGGATGGTGTCACATCCGATCCCAGTAAGGATTATAACTCTTTTATTGATAGTCTTCAACTTCTTGATAAACAGGGTTCC